ACTAATAGGCTCCTTAGCAACTCCGCCATCTCATAATTAGACTTACCTGAACGCCCATCAAATCTAGTGCAACGCAGTCTGTGTTCATACTTTTGAACTGTGGCTTCCATCTGCCAAGGGTCTATAATTATAGTGGGATTGTTGAAGTTCGCTGCTACATTCTCTATCCATGAATCAACAGTAGCAATTGGTACTGGTGAAAGTGGTGTGCCCTGGATAATGTCCATTCTGTCAAGCACATAAACACCGTCCAAATCTCTGTGCATAACACACATGGAAGTCCTATCTCTTCTGGCTCCGTAATCAATTGCGGCAACATATTCCATGCCATGCAGACCGGATGTCGTATAAACAAGGTTTTTTGTTGCACCCAGCTGTGTACCTAAATTTATCTCTGCTCTTGTTAGATAACCTGACTCTTCTGCTGGGTCAATCCACACATTGTCTAGCACACGGCGTGCAACACCATTAGGTAATAGTGCTCGATCACGCTGGATAGCTTCTGCATCCATCCAAGAGTCTAATTGTCCATTAGCTTCGTAGACTGTCCAGCTATCATCAGTCTTAACTTGTTCTACAATCTCATGTTGCCACGAACCAAGTGTGCCAGCGTTTGTGATAACAACAAACACAGATCCAGGTCGCTTCTGCCTACCTGACCATAGTGTATCCCACAAGTCTCTCTTCTTCCAGTGCGTGACTTCGTCACACACAACTAAGTCTGCTCTCAATCCGAATGATGTTGCACTATCAGCAGTTAGAATCTTTAGTATTCCCCCCGGTCCTTTAATTCTCTTAGCACCATACACAATGCGTTTAGCTAACCAAGGATTCAATCTAGCCTCTGCTGCCATAGACTCAACAAGTAGTGCTGCTTGGTCGAAATCTGCCGCTGCTGCAACTATCTCAATTGGTTTACGACTGAACGCTAGTACCCAATTGCATATGCGTGCGAGTCCTGTTGTCTTATCATGTCCGCGCGGAAGTGTTTCCCATGTGTTACGAGGACCTTTAAACTCAGGGCGTAAACCACACAACGCCTCAATAGGTGCCAACATGTAATCAGTACGCTTCCATTGCCAGGGTCGTGCGACATGTGCGAACCGCCTAGGCTCAGGGCGTGAGTCAATAATTACAGAGTCTAAATATCCTTTTATACTGCGTGCTGATGCTAACTCCGCAATAGTGTAAGCTTGTTTTAACTTCTCCTCTAATTCTAATCTAGTCATTGCTGCTGACATTGTTTATTCCCAGTGAGTTTATATAATATCAATTGGTTTTACATTATCACATTTTGAGGGAGAAAGCTATGCTTAAGCGTGGGATGTGTTTTAGGATTCATGTGTTGTTCACAGACAAGACAGAATATATCTGTGATTGGCAATTGAACCTTGGTAAGATGTACAAGTTTATTGGTGCGATGATGAAGTTCAGAGGTGATGTTGAATATTGGACTATTGAACGCAACGATGGTACATTTGTTGCAACCAAGGATAATCCTGTCCAGCTAGAAACCTACTGTGGTAGCATGTTCCAACTAATGGGATTTGTAAAAGATCTAGAAGACTAGTGCAATTTGTATATAAGAGATTTACCTGCCTGACGCTCGCGCTCTGGCAGTAAATCTCTCTATATGCGATTATAGTCTGTGCTTGTTTTATGTGTCAAGTTAATTAACAAAAAAACTCAACTACTAATCTTTTCTTAATTAGTAATTGAGTCTTAGTTCACGCAAATGCGTTTCCCTTAACTAAGGGAGTTCCTTAGTCCAACTTGCAGGCCTTACGCATCTCCCAATCGTATTGCAAATTCTGTAGGTGGGTTACAATAGGCTTACCTGTGACCTTGTCGTATTTATCCAACCCTGGGATTGAGTAGCTTTCTTCATTGATATAATCAGACTCAATGTAGTAGTAAGGGTTCTCATTGGTGCATAATTTCTTTGAATAGTTATCAGTGCACTCGTTAGCCTCCTCAATAGATATTGTGCTCTCATGGGGCAACCTAGGGGCTATCTTGTTGCCAGTGGTCAGGTGACCACTAGCAAGCAAGGCAGGTATAATCTCATCATTCCGCACAAATTGAATACTCATGACACAACCTCTTTCTTTTTAGTGACCCAAAGTTTATTCCAAAGTTTTTCCATAGCCTTATCATACGCTAGGTCAATCCTAGTCCTAGCGTCATGATATTTTAACCAAGCCTTATCCCTAGCTAGCTCCCTGTTGAACGCCAAGTCCTCAGTAGCTTTTTGATATTCTTCCTGTGTCATTACATATCCTCCCCTGTTTGGTTTCTAATGAAAGCGTCTACCTTGTGTTCTAGAAGTCTCAGGTCGTGAAGCATGTCGTTACATTCCCTTATTTCTTCGTGTAACGCACACTTCTGTGCTATAGAGTAAGGCTTATCTAAACCATTCTTAAAGCGTCTTTTGTTATCCTCAGTTACTATTAGCTTAGTTGTAATAGCACTTCTGATTGCGTTAATATCTCTCATGTTGAATTCTAAAGTTACAGTTGTCATGTTACATATCCTCCCCTGTTTGGTTTCTAACTGCTGCATCAATCTTGTTTTCTAAAACTCTAAGTTCGCTTAAAGCAATATTAATCTGTCTTAAGTCTTCACGAACCATCGCACACTCTTCACCCTTTGGCAAAAGTGACGCAGCTATAAAATTCTTATAGCCTCGTTTTTTGTCTTCATTAGCTATCAACTTAACTGTGATAGCGTTTCTAATGTTGTTGATTTCGATCATGTTCAATTCTAAGTTAACTGTTGTCATCTCTTCACTCCCTCAAGTGTTTCAGGTTGACACTGCGTCAGCCTTGTACGGTTATCTTACTCCACATTTATCTATCGGCAAGGTTAGCAGAAAAAATAAATAAAAAAAACACCCAGGGTTTAATCTAGGTGTTTTGTTGTCGTCTTCGCAAACAAGATCCAACGAGCCAACACTAGTTATTCGTACCAACCTGGGAATTATTGCAATAAATCTGGATGATTTGGAAAGTTTCCATCATTCAGGGATTCAGGTTGCACATTCAGCTGGTCCATTGGGATACTGATACCCCACATGCCTGCCTGTTGTATTAGCTCTTGGTCTGATAGCGTCTGATATGTGACAGTAGATTCAGACTTCTTAGGTGCCTCAAGTCCTAATATCTTAATCTGTCTGTCCATGATAGATAACACAGACTGAAGTGATTCTCTGTTACCAGCTGTTGCCTCCTTATAGTATACCTTTAGTAGCTCATCAAACCTAGCTAGTGTTAGGCTAAGTGCTTTCTCAGCTACAACACTGCCCTCCTTCATTAGACTCTTGAACTCCCTCTCTACATACGAATAGGCAGCCTGCCTTGTCACACCCATAGCACGCCCTATCTCCGCATATGTCATCCCCTGTTTTCGCATCCCTATCGCTTCTAACCTCCTCTCCTTTTTGATTATCTTGTGCTGTGACATTTTGTTCTTCAGGCCGGAATTGTCTTCCCCTGTGTGATCTGATAACATAATCTTCTCCTAGTTCAGCGGGTAAATTGTTTAGTAAAACTTCTTCCTCAGTCCACATTGCTGCCATCACATTCCAGCAACAAGCAGCTAAGTGATCCTCATCACGATAGCCCATTGCGTATTTAATTATGTGGCGTAGAGCACTATTAATGTAGCGTGCAATTGGTTGACCCTTCTCCCAATTGCGTGCACCGTATTTCATAGCACCCAACTCTGTGTGTATGGCAATCCTCTCTAATGCTGAGAAAGGTAGCAAGTCGTACCTGCCCTTAGCAAACTGAGAGTCACGCACAGAACCACTTGGGAATGTCTCACGCTCACCACTGTCTTTTACTTCGTAGTTCATGTCTTACTCCATGTGTCAGATACAACCCACTCAACCTCTGATCTTACAAAACCATTAAGCACTTTGTCCATGCTAGTATTCATTAAAGATTCTATTACTCTACCATGCTTGTCAGGTTCATCAGCAGGTACCTCAACAACAAGCTCATCATGAACAAATGCAACTACCGGGTACAACTGCGATACGGCGTACAATGCAAGCTTCGCACCATCTGAAGCCAAACCCTGGAATTGTGTGTTGCACGACTCTGTGTATTCAGCAGCACCACGCACACGCCCTGTGAGTGTAACCACAGTGTTACCAAATATTCTGCGTCTTAGTGAAGGGCTACCTCGCTGGGATCTTAGTGGCATCTCTAGTGAGCTATCCTTGTTTATCTTAGATAGTGCGTTCCACACATGCCGCCTGAAAGCACCTGTGTAACCTGTGCCCTTCCTATTCCTCATGTTGCCTGACACTACATCTTGTATTGGGCTAAATGCGTACACTCCAGCTGATCTCAGGTTGAACGCATCACACACCTCATCAGCACCACACTGTAGATTGAAACACAATGCACCAAGCACATCCTGAAACAAATACCTAGACAACTCTGGGTACACCTCTGTCACTAGTTTGTTCTTCCACTCCTTAGCCTCATCCAGGGTCATAGTCACACCGTATGACGCTGATGCGTACTCCATTAGAGACTTTGCCCCAAGACCACCGGGCACACCAAAGTTTACTGCCTTAGCTGACTGTCTAAACTTCTTAAACTTTTCAGGATCTGATTTCTTAAGACTCATGAACTCTGCAAAGGGTATATTTGATAGGCTGGACGCTGTGTATGCGTGCGGATCAATACCTTCATAGAATGTTTTTGCTAGCTGTGAAAATCCAAACCTAGTCTTGCATATCGCACCCAAGCACCTAAGCTCTACTGCGTTGTAGTCAGCTATTATAAACTTAGTGCCCTTGCTAGGTACGAATAGCTTCCTGAACCACTGTGCCTTTGGCATCTGTTGCAGGTTAGGTTTGCTACAACTTGTCCTTCCTGTGCGGACAAGTGCTTGGTACCTAGGGTTCACACGGTCTGTCTTTATCTGCTCAACAAAGTTTAGTAGCTTCGCCTTTGTAATCATGTCTTGCCAATTCTGAATGAATGGGTGATTGTACTCTGACCAGTATTCAGCACTGGTTGTTATCTCACCAGACTTATCTGTCTTAGGTATAGACTTATCTTTAAGCTTTAACTCTGTAGCAATGTTCAACAAGTACACACGAAGTGCTTTGCTATCTATCGCTGGAACGCCTGTTGTGTAATTGTACATCAGCTTGCCTGCAAACTTCTTGCGTACATCTCTCTTGAACAACGCTGGATAATTACTATCTAACCAATTAACGATATCGTTTATCTGTAGTTTTATTTCAACACCAATGTTTTGCTGTGCTTCAGTATCAACCTTGATACCAACTCGGCTACAGTCTGTGAGTGCAATTGAACCTTTAACTTGTGTGTGATGTGTCAGTGGTCCGTGCATATCTATCAAACAATTGTTGTGGTTGGATATGTGCACAGCAACTGGGTGAAGTTCGTTGAATAGCTCCCTAGTAACAGCAGAATCCTTAAGAGCATAAGCAAAGTATTCATCCGGTATATTCTCCATAGGCTGTCCTAGAAACTTAGACCACTCAGTCTGTAAAGTTTTGTCCAGCTTAACTGACAAGTAGTGCTCGGACAGGTCACTAAGGCTTTTAGGCCTTAGTGGACCGTCCTCCTCACCATTAGCTAACCTAACTAGAAAGTCTAAAATCATTGTATCCCAAACTTTGTTCTGTTCGACCATTGCCTTCCACATCTGAATTTCTTCAACATACTTCAACGCAGCGAACACAACATGGTAATCAAACGCAACATTGTGAGCAACTATATTGCAACCGCTCAGGTATATCATCTCAACCCAAGCACCAACCATATCTGGTGGCACAATGTAGCTACGCTTGTTGTCACTGAATGTGAGCACGATTAATTCTGGAATCATCCCAGGCTCAATCATTGTAGTCTCTGTGTCGAAACCAAAAGCACCATCACACTTAAGGTGCTCGCCGTTCCACAAATTTGTCTTTAATAGTATTCCCATCTATAAACTCCTCTGTTGCTAATTTCTCTACAATGCAAGCCCACAACCACCAAGGTAGTACGACCAGCGGTTCCTTGTTGTCAGCTTGGATGTGTAGAATATCATTCTTTCCTAGCCAGTCATATAGCTGTTTGAATCCGGTAGATCGACACTTGACCTCCCCGGTCCATTCGTGCACACCTGCCTGAATCTTTAAGTCGCCCTTGTAATTTGCATCAGCACCACTTAGTGGTACTCGATGACAAAACACACCGTGCAACTTCATGTATCGGTGCACAAACTCACGCTCTCTACGCATCCCCTTATCCCTAGAAAATTTCCCGCTCATAGCTCTGATCGTCCTTTCCAATGTAGGCGGGTGTCGTGCCAATTCTCACCTTCTTCAAACTCAAAAGCCCAAGAAGCTTGTGCAGGTGCTAGGTTGTTTTTAACCTGACCTAGAATTTTATCATTGCTGTCTTCGTCCTGAATCATGTACAGACAAACTCTAGCAGCAGCTACAACTGCAATGCTTCCTGTGCCCTTGTACATCTTGTTTACCTGACCCTGTGACTTGTTCAGGTGGCGTATCAGAAGAACACTACACCCTGTGCGTTCTGCCATCTTGCTGATAGGCGTTAGAACCTGCCTAATGTTCTGATCCTTGTAAGAGTCTATGTCAGAGTCTAGGAAGGCTAGGAACGGATCTAGTATTACCAAAACTATTCCCATCTGCTCAATGATGGCCTCCAATTGTGCCAATTTTTCAGGGAATGTTGGGTGGTAATCCCAGAAGAAGACCTTGTCTAGATTCGCGCCCGCAGCACGCATCCTAGGCACTGTAATACGCCCTGGGTCATCCTCAGCCGATAGAAACAACACAGAGCCACACACAGGCTTGTCTATCTCTCCCGGAAACGGCGTGCAGGTTGTAATACGCATTGCAATGTCCGCACACAAGGTGCTCTTGCCTAGGCCGGGGTCACCTTCAAGAACACACAACATGCCCTTAGGTATCCAACCCTTCCACAGCCAATCCACAGCCACCGTCTTATAAGAGCTAGCAGGCCTAACACCTTCGACAATTGTGTTGCCGGGCAAGCTAGCATGTATCGTTATAGCCGATCCAGCAAGAAGGGCATCATCAACGCCCTTCTGTGCTGAATCCCACATTTCTATGAATGTGGTGATCCCTTCAGACTTGCAGGCAAAGAATAGCTCCATCATCTGAGTCTTCACAGCATCATTAGTTTGCCAATCCATGTCAAAGGCGATGTACACTTCCTTGCATTGCCTTGACCTAAGCACAGGTAATGCTGTTGCCCAATTAGATGTTCCAGGCACACCTATAGTAAGTGTCGTTTCATCAACGCAACAAGCTATGTCAGCTTTTAGAACACCTTCTGTGATTCTAACTCTCTCACGGTCTTGTGCACTCCAAGGCACATGGCAGGTAGTCTTGGCTTGTGCGTCACCTGAGAACCAAATGTACTTGGGAGTACCACCTGTGGCTATCTGGAACCCACGGATTCTCATGTGGGTATCTGTCACAGGTAGTAGTATTCCCTTAGTTGCTTTTATTCGTATGGGCTGATCACCTTTGCGTGTGAACCCTGGAACACTCAACAGGGAGTCTCCATACAATTCAAACAACTTTATAACACTGCGTCTAGTGGCAGGACATGATAAGGAACGGTACCCGCCTAAAGTAACCCATTCCTCAGTTAGTCCTCTTGCAACGAGCAAGGTACTATCACTAGACGACAGTTCGCACAACTGAATCATTTCCTTATACACTTCGTGCCACAGATCAAGGTCTGGGTCTGTGAATAAGTCTTTCCATTCTAGATTTA